AACATCTGGTAGTTTAAACTCCTTTATACGAGACAAGCCTGTGAGTCCTTGAGAAAGATAGCAGGTCTCTCGAAAACCTACACTGGTTGACATTGTTCGACTCTTGTGCTATAATACAACATAAATAGGAGCAAGTATGCCTTGGATTGAAAACGTAGCAGCCGCAGATATCCCAACCCGCTTTCATCATGAAGCAGGTCCAAACTCAATGCTGATCAGCATTGTTGATCCGGGTAGCTGGCGACCAGAAGCCGCCCATGAATTCAAAGAGCGTCATAACTTTGAGTTTTTAGATATTGAAAAGAATGACTTTGCGCTTGACGAAGCCATGCGATGCAGCCAAGCTCAAGCAGACGAGCTGGTCCGTTTGTTGCAACATGCATTGGCGAATAAAATGAACGTGGTGGTTCATTGCTTTGCAGGCATTTGCCGCTCAGGTGCAGTATGCGAAGTTGGTGTAATGATGGGATTCGAAGACACAGGTCGATTCCGTAGTCCTAACCTGCTGGTCAAGCATCGCATGATGAAGGCCCTGGGTTGGACTTACGATGAGGACGAAAAGCCCAACATTGATGACTGGCGCACTTTTAGAAGCATTGACTAATGCAAATATCAAGGGCCGAACAAAGTATTAATCGATACAATGCTGAACAATATCGTATTCAGCAGTATCGGTTAGAATCTAATCGAGCCCAAGATTACAGAGAGCTAGTCGAAAGACGAAATCGAGAACGTGAGAATGCCGAGCGTGTAGCTCGTAACATTCGATTAGATAATGACAAAGGTAGAAATATAGATAGAGAATGTTAAAAGGAATAGATGTATAAAGTAATAGGAAAAGAAGAAACACTTAAAGTTCTTACATTGGCTGAAGCAATGAATGTTGCCAAGCACTTAAACGAGTTTGTGACTATAAGCGGTCCAGACTTTGAAATAGTAGGAATGTTTGGAGTAGATAGTATCAAAGACGGCTTATGCCCAGATGGTGTTAAATACGATTGGAACAAGGCCAGCAGAATTGGTCGTGTTAAAAAGGAGAGAGTAGCATGAAACGTGTTATTGAAGTCCGTGCCGCAGAAGGCGGCGAAGACAGTAAACTATTTGCAAAAGATCTTGCACAAGCCTACATTAAGTTTGCCCACAGCAAAGGCTGAGCTACCCGCCTAATAGGTGAGTATCTTGGTGAACTTCACATTGAAGTAAAGGGTACTGATTTATCAGGCTTGTACAATGAAAGCGGTGGACACCGAATACAACGTGTTCCACCAACAGAGCGTAAGGGCAGGGTCCACACTAGCACCGTAACAGTTGCTATCACAGATCCAGCTGAAGTTACCGCAAAGGTAGCTAACAGTGATTTACGCATTGAATGGTATAGTGGGACAGGCGCAGGCGGACAACACCGCAACAAGCACCAAAACTCGTGCCGCATAACCCATATTCCCACCGGCACAGTTGCAACAGCACAATGCCGTAGCCGTCAGAATAGCTTAGACCAAGCATTAAGTACTATTCACAAAACGGTTGACGAAATGGTAAAGAACCAGTATAATAACAGCATAGCAAGTGATAGAAAGCAACAAGTTGGATCAGGTATGCGTGGCGATAAGATTCGCACATACCGTTTCCAAGATGATGTTGTCAAGGATCACGTAACAAATAAATCAAACAGCGTTAAGAAAGTGCTTGGTGGCAACTTTGATCTGCTGTGGTAATTGAAAGAATAAAATGAAAACATGGATTACAAGTGACTTACACTTTGGGCACAAGAACATTATGAAGTTTTGCCCCCAAACTCGCGCAAGATTTAGAGACGATGTTGCATATATGAATAACGCAATGGCGGAAGAATGGAACCACAAGGTTCAACCAGAAGATTTGGTTTACATCTTAGGTGATGTAGCATTTATGTCGGGCAGTGAAGCTGGACGTACAATGAACCGATTGAACGGCAACAAGATTTTGATCGAAGGCAATCACGATCGCAAGACATTGCAGGACGCAACTTTCCGAAGTGCATTTGTAGAGGTACACAAGTATTTGGACATCACTTATGATGGACACAAGTGCGTGATGTTTCACTATCCTATTGCAGAATGGGATCAGATGCACCGCGGAGCATTGCACTTTCATGGTCACTTGCACGGTGGTGTAAGCGGCTTGGAGCAATATCGTGCATTGGACGTGGGCATGGACTCAACCGGTGAAATTGTAGTTTCTATGGAATATGCAATCAACCGAATCAGGAACAATGTAATTAAGGGTCATCATGTTTAAGGACAAGTTGAAAGAGTATGTAGAATCGTCTAAGTTGGTTGGCATGCGCGAAGCCGGCGAAGGCATCTATGTACTCAAATATAAGAAGCGTGTGTTTTACGACAACCTGTGGAACGAATACATTGCTGAATGTCGTGGGTCTATTGTGGACAAGGATTTCAACTTAGTTGCATATCCATTCACAAAGATCTACAACTACGGTATTGAAAAGGAAGCACCTGTATTAGATGCAAGCACTGAGGTTACCGCGTTTCGTAAAGTTAACGGCTTTATGGTTGCAATGACTTGGTACAACGGCGACATTTTAGTGTCTACTACAGGTTCAACTGACAGCCCATACGTTGCTATGGCAAAGGAAATGATGTTAACTCATCAATCTTGGGCAGACTGGCAGTTGGCATTCAACCGTTCTGACATGGACGGAATGACATTTATGTTTGAATGTGTGCATCCTAATGATCCTCACATTGTGGTCGAAAAGCCAGGTATGTATATCTTAGGTTATCGTGAAAATACTTGGTGTAGCAAAGTTGGATACAACAACGAAGTCTTAACAGACTTGGCTGGTGCGTTTAACTGCTACAAGCCAGAAGTGTACACAACCACTGTTGGTAATTTGATCGAACAAACTAAAAATGTTCGCCACGAAGGATTTGTATTTTATACTGCTGATGGTGTTAGTGCCAAGATCAAGTCACCATACTACTTGACTTCAAAGTGGGTTGCTCGCAATCCACGTACAGACAAGTTAGTAGACTTGAACAAGGACATTAAGCACAACCTAGACGAAGAATACTATCCACTAGTGGATGCTATTCGTGCTAACATTGCAGAATACACTGCTATGGACGAGCAAGCTCGATTAGAGTGGGTTCGCAACTTTGTAGGAGCATGACATGGATGAAAGCCATTTACCAGTAAGTGAGCAAAGCCTAGTCTTTCGTTTGCGAAAACGAGCAGAGATTAGGCGTCAGATTCCCAGCAGGTTATCAGTGCAAGAAGGAAAGCCCGATCGCATCGCTGACTTGTTAGAAGAAGCCGCAAACGAAATAGTTCGTCTGCAAATTGAAATGTCCAAGTACGATGAATAAAATTTATTTGATAATGTCTTGACATTGTTAGATAAGTATCGTATAATAAATGTATAGCACGGAGCGTTGGCCGACCGGTTAAGGCAACAGATTGCTAATCTGTCACTCAGCAATGGGTGAGTAGGTTCGATTCCTACACGCTCCGCCAAATTTTTAAACCAAAGAAAGAAACTATGATCAAGCCAGGAAAAACATTTAAGTTGAGCAAGCAAACAAAACGTCTGATGTGCTCTATTGTTGACGCACACGCACGTAACGCATTTAAACGAGCAATGATTCAAGCAGAACTTGCAGCCGCTGTGATCATCAAACGCGAGCCACGTGAAGCTCGTAAGTAATTGTCTTTTCTGGCGTTAGTACAATGGATAGTACAGCGAGCTTCTACCTCGCGAATGTGGGTTCGATTCCTGCACGCCGGACCATTAGCATTGGCACTTGCATTACCTGTTAGTGCTAAAACAAAACCTGTCGCACCGCCTGCTCCTGAAGCACGAGCGGTGCTTCTTTTTGACCAAAAAACCAAGACTGTAGTAGAGGGAATTAACATTCATGAACGCTTGCCCATTGCAAGTGTTTCAAAGTTGGTTACCGCATACGTAGTGTTGGAAAGTCACGCCGACTTAGATGAAAAGGTAAAAGTTCTTCCTTCATCTATTGAGCGTAGCAAAATACTTCGCGTTGGATCAATGGTCACCCGCCGTGAATTATTGTACATGGCATTAATCGCTTCAGATAACTTGGCCGCACGAACACTAGCAACTGCCCACCCAGGCGGATACGATAACTTTATTTCTACAATGAATACCACCGTAAAGTTATTGGGTATGGAAAATACTGGCTTCTCTGATGCTTCTGGTCTAAGTGTATTCAATACAAGTACAGCATGGGACTTGCATATACTAAACACAGCCATTGTCAAGTACAGCATCTTTAATGACACAGCAATGAGCAAAACCGCAACGCAACAAGTCGAAGGTGCTCGCGGCAAGATTAAGCAATTTATAATGCGTAACACTTCTGCACTCGCTGGAGAATTTGATCTACAACTTGGTAAAACTGGATTTACCAATGCAGCCAAATGGTGTATTGACATGCAAGTGCGTCATGCTGGTAAGTCATTTGATGTTATTGTACTTGGGTCACCTTCCAAAGAAGTACGAAACAAGTTGGCAAAGAAGCTGATCCAAAAATACACAAATGGATTCATTGGCATAACAGTAATTGATAAGATCGAGCAAATTGACATTGGCACAGCGTACTAAGTATCGCATGTCAGTTTATTCCTTTCAATCATATTCGCCAGTTATTGAGCCAACAGCATACATCCAAGATGCCGCAACTGTAATTGGCAACTGCACAATTGGATCAGGTTGCAGTATTTGGCCAGGCGCAGTTCTTCGTGGCGATAATGATAACATTACATTGAAGTCTAATGTAAATGTCCAAGATGGCGCAGTAATTCACGTTGACACAGGTCACCCCGCAGTGTTACATGATGGTGTAAGCATTGGTCATTTGGCAATGGTGCATGGTGCCACCATTGGTGAGAACACACTGATTGGAATGCAAGCAATCATATTAAACGATGCAGTCATTGGTAAGAATTGCATCATTGGGGCTAACACAGTAATAGCCGCAGGAAAAGTTATACCTGACAATTCTCTTGTTGTAGGAACACCAGGAAAGATTGTTAGAGAAGTAACCGCAGAAGAAATCGCAGGCAATAAACAAAACGCACTGAACTATTCTGCAAAAGCAAACATGTATAAAACAGGGTTGGTAAAAATAAAATGAATAAGAAATATCCGTTTTGGGCAAGAGCACGACATCATTTAGAACACAGTAACATGGGTTATTGGTATCATTGTGGGCATAGCTTTTACAATGGCGGACGACTATTAGTGTTAGCATTGAGTAGTTTCGTCCATGGCTTATTCCCGTGGTTGTTTAAGTTCCATGCCGCACATGGTGTAATGAGAATTTACGAAGAACTAAAGCGCATGCCGCATTTGCGCGAAGCACAAATTCGTATTGCAAAAGAAGTTGAAGAAGAATTGTTAAAGAAGGAAAACTAACATGTGGGAAAAAACGTTCGAAGCAAGAACAGCTAACTTTCATATGAACGCATTCAAAAAGCGTTCAAACTCAAACTGCTATTACTCTCCAGGAGTTGATAGATTTTTTGCAGTAGATACACTTGACCCATATACGGCTCTTGAAGTTGCACAACTTCTTAGCGGAAAAATGCCTGGCATTGCAGTTTGTATTTTAAGCATTGATGATGCATTTATGACAAACGACAACTGCCACGAATATACTTTGTCTGAAAAGCAAGTGTTTGCAACTGGTGCAAGCATTTTGTTTAGTAGACAAATTCCTGCTATTCGACGTTTCCCGCCACAGTCGGTTGTTAAAACAAATTCAATGCCACTTGACTACAAAGACAATGAGCACTTTGAAATCTTCTTACAATTTAAACAATACGCACGTTTTGTTATTCAAGCCTGGCATGCCGCAAAACAATGCGATTGCGTTTTTAACTTTATGCCAATGGAAGAATATGCAAGCAAGTATTTTAAAGATTTGAATCCTGGATTTGAAACACCGTCAGACAATGTCAATGGTGAATTGAAAACTGGAATCACAAATGAGATTAGAAAAATTCTTTACTTCAGCAATACACATACCGAAGCACTTGAACAAATTGCACAAATGTGGCGCACAAATAACACACCATTGAGCCAGGCCTGGCGCACTCAATTTTACAACCTCCTAGAAATTGACCCGCCTGCAGATTTACTAAACGCAGAGATTGACATTGAACGCTACTCTGGCTACTTGCTATAAGGAACAACATGGAACAGAAACCTTTATCACTTGACGACTCGCTATACTTTAGCTCTATTAACTTCAATGGCTACCAAAATGATTTCTGGTCAGGGGTATATGACGAGACTGGGCCCGGCGGCAAGTTTGCAATTGACTTAGCACGTAGATTAAATCCAAATCGTTATGTAAGCAGAAACAGTAGCGTCTGGACTAATCCTTGGCCACAGGAAATTATCCCCAAGTATGCAATGATTGATTATGATCCAACGTTTAACTTGTCGTTCTCTGAGGTAAGTGATTTAAAAGCATTGGATTTCAAACAACGCATTAACTCCAAAAACGAACGTTTTGCAATGATGTACTCTGGTGGCATTGACAGCACCATTATGGTTGTTGCATTGTTAAAGAACTTGACTACAGAAGAACTAAAAAATATTAGCATCTGTACAAGTATCCCTGCATTAGTAGAGAATCCAAACTTCTGGAGAAAGTACATCTACGGCAAGTTTGAAATCATTGATTCAATGACAAACAAATATCACGACTTAATCTTGCGCGGCTATACACCGGTGACTGCTGATGACGGTGATTGTATTTTTGGTACTGTCTTTGGCATTGGATTATACCACAACTGGTTACCAGTGGCCAATCGTGCAGGATTCTCTGAAGAACGTAAGGCACAGATTGCACAACGCATTACACGATTTAATGATCCTGAAGTACATTACTCAGAGTTTAAAGATTTGTTGAGTGCGTACTTTGCAGTGCCACCTAACCAAAAATTCCCGCTAGTAGGTCAAGCCAATCCAGATCCAAATTTTGGTCGTCGCTTGTATGATAAATTTGCATTAAATTGCCAAACGGCCGATGTGCCAATCAACAGCTTGCACGACTTTTTCTGGTGGTTAATCTTTAACGTCAAGATGCTCAACTGCGGAGTTCGCGGAGCATTGTACTATAACGATTTGGTTGAACCAAATACTGCAATTCATGCAGTTGAAAATTGGTACATGTTCCCAGGCTACCAGCAATGGTCAATGAACAATAACAACAACGGGCAGAAAATCTTAGGCAGTGCGGCTACATATAAAAAAGCAGGACGTGATTACATTTATGATTTTGATCGCAATCCTTGGTACAAGACTTTCAAACTAAAACTTGAAAGCATGGCACTTAATGTGGTACGCCAAGAGATCAACGTTGATTTACCAAACGGCCGACCATCTGCTAGATTTGGTATTACAAACGATTACAGACTGCTTGATATCGACAAGCCAGATGTGCAAGAGTACATTAGGCACCATTTAAATAATTTTCAGATTACATGGAGTGAATAATGAAATTACTATTAGAAGAAACATTTGACGGGAAGGGTGACCCAGTTAAAGTTTGGCACAGTGATTATGTTGGCCAGAATTTAGCAGTCAGTGCTATGTACCTACGTGCGACTTCATTTCTAGTAGATAAAGGGTGGGCAATGGCACCTTTCAATTTAGTTAATAATGCACACAAGGTAATTTGGGTAGAGTCTGCTGACGGAACTCCAATGGGCGGCGTAATTTATGAATACCATGCACATAACAAGCAAGGCTGGATTGTACTAATTTTTACAGACGAACAGTTTAGAGGACGCCGTGTGTATTCTATTCTTCAACGTAATTTAGAAGATGTAACGATTCAATCAGGTGGAACTTCGATTGCAAGTTTAGCGCACAAAGACAATGAGTCAAGACTCAAAGCTGGAACTCGCGAAGGCATGAATCCTCAATTCCTTCGTTTGTACAAAGATTTAACACCAGAATTAGTAGAACGCAAATCTGCAATGTCAAAGGCAAAGAACAAGCCTTGGAGCGAGCTTAATAATGAAAAATGGGCGCCACCTGGCGCACGTTAAAAAGGCCAAGGCTGACTTGATCTAACGCTTAATATAAGTCTAGGATTAGCACCAGTCCAGTTTAGTGCATGGAGTATATCAGTTCTAACAAAACTGGCATACTCCTGTTTTCTTGACAGCGCATTAGATTTAACCGTAGGCTTGCCTAATGCTTGCCATCGTTCAGTTGTAGTGGCACCAACTACTTGAAGACGTCCAACTGCCTGCCCACGTGGGCTAGTGAATTTTTCATTTGTTATTCGAGGATCTGTACGATCAACATTCCACCAAACCATTTCAGTATTCTCATCACCGTTCATTAGAATGTTAAAGCGAACGGGAATGTTAATTTCTGTACCATCCCCGCCTGTAGTATCAATGTGTGGATTTCCAAGTATAGTGGTTCGAGCTTGAGGTAATTGCTTGTAGATGAATAGCTGAGGATATGGATCTGTTATGGCGTAGGTTTGTAAGAATTCAGTAAGTTCTGTCCACGCAGTACTAGAAATAAACTGCTGGTAATCCTGGTCCTTAAACTTAACCAATGCACTTGGTGCTGGTGCATTTTGTTGATAGTCCTCTACAATTGGATCAAAAAATGCTTGCAACCAGATCCAGGATTGGTCCGAAAACTTAAAGGGCACAGTGTGATAGCAATTCATACGATATTTATAAATAGGTTGACAGCGTAGTTAAGTTAGTATATAATAATCAAACAAAGGAGTCACTATGATTGTTCATATTAAAGTTGGTGTAAAGAAAGAAAATGGCAAATGGGTTGGACGTTGGCAGTCGACTAGTTGCGTAGCAGATGGGTTTACATGCAATGAATGTACAGATTTCCCAAGTGAAATTTTAGCTAATCGTCGTGAAGAACTTGAGCGTAAAATGGATAAGGCATTGCGACTAGCGTTTCCCAAGGCCAGCTATATTGTACAGCACCGCGAGGCAATCGATGCGTGATTTGCAATCAGAGGCAAAGTCCACCCAAAGACTATTCGCATTGGGTGGGTTAATGTTTTTGCTTGGGCTAATCTCATTAGCCATTGGCACTGAAATGTTGGTGCTTGAATATTGGTCTACAGATCCAACTGCTTTTTGGATCTGGCAAGGACTTTGGTTTATTGTAGTTTCTTTCGTCCTAGGTATAATCGTTAATCTTTCTCAAAGGAAGTGAACATGAAAAGAGTTTTGCTAGTGGCACTATTGGCCACCTGCTTTGGCGCATCATATGCCGCTATACCCGAAGTTAACCCAGACCGCCACAGTGGTGGTATTGCAAGCGACAAGAACAATCGAGTCTTTGCTCCTGCTAGAAATGTTGTAGCACTACCTCAAAAAGAAAACTTGTCTTGGACAGAGAAACGTATTGTCAGCGAAGCAGAACGCTTAATTGACAACAACAAGACAACAGCTATCATTCTCATTGAGAAGGGTAAGATTATATTTGAAAAGTATAAAGCGCCTGCACATCAAAACTCGCCGTTGTTTTCGCAGTCGATGAGTAAGAGTCTATCTGCATACACAATTGGTAATATGTTTTGCGATGGTAAAATTCAATCGTTAAATGATCCTGCAAAGAAATATGTGCCAGAGTTAGCAGGCACAGCGCCCGGCGATACCTCACTAAAGCATGTACTATCAATGAGCAGTGGCACAGTAGATGCAAAGTATGCAGGCGAGCATGAAGACAACCAATGGAATAAAGTTCGAACAGGAACGTTATCAACTAAAGAAGTTATTGTTAAACATGGTGCAAAAGACATCGCCCCTGGTAAAGAATTAAGATACAGTGCATTAGACACATATACACTATCGCTAGTTGCTAATGCAAACGGTGGGTTCTTTGAAAGTTTTGAAAAATATATCTGGCAAGCCGCTGGCACTGAAGCACCAGGATACTGGCTATATGACAAGAATGGTGATCCGATGTCAGCGTCTGGATTTAGTGCTACAGGTCGCGATTGGGCACGTTTAGCAATGTTCTCTATCAAGCAAGCTAAGGCTAATGGATGCATTGGCGATTTTATGCGTGATGCAACACGAGCACAAGTACCTAACAATTCACGCCGCATCGGAGCTGCCTTTCCTAGCTATGGTTATCAAACTTGGATCGGAAACTTTCGTGGCAAGGCAAGCTACTGGTGGGTTGGTTATGGTGGCCAACGTGTAGGTGTTGATCTTGAGAACGAACGTATTATTGTGCTGACCAGCTATCGCGAAGATTACATGGCTGATGTGTATAAGCTATGGGGTAGTTGGAACTAATGGCAAAAATATTAAACAGCAATGGCCTACCTGATGGCAAGTGGCTAGATGCGCCACATACACACCATTGGTTAGTATATAGACGGCTCGGGTACTTTGAAGATGCCACAGGTGCCGAGATGATTCGATTACGTCAATGTGTTCGAGATACAATAACTGAAGTTCGAACAAAATTAGAAGAGCACGATATTGATATCATTAACGTAGCAACACAAGAGATATACGACCACTTGAGCTATGGTAAAACTATAGGGATTGCAGTTGCGTTCAAATCCTTAGAAGATAAAGCAATGGCCAAAATGCTACTGGACTGGGACGAACAGCCTAGGATGATATGAAACGAGTACGATTAAAGAATATTGCATTAGGTGACCCAGACGATGTAGAAATTTACGCTGGTGCCGCGATTTGGGATTGGATGCAAAAGCCCGAGTTTGAACGACTAAAAGAGTTTAACATTACAGCAGACCAAATGTCCTGGACTCGCGGTGTTATGTTGCCGCACAGCATTACAGTTGACGTTTGGACCGAAGTAGAAGATGAAGTTGCGACTTTGCTCTTGTTGTCCGGATTGTGTCAACTCAACTGATAAGTACGCAACAGGAGAATTATATGGCATACAGCAACAAAGTTATTGATCATTATGAAAACCCACGCAATGTTGGCTCTTTTGACAAGGGTGACGAGTCAGTGGGCACAGGCATGGTCGGAGCACCTGCTTGCGGCGATGTAATGAAACTACAAATCAAAGTTGAAGATGGTATTATCACTGACGCTAAGTTTAAAACTTATGGATGCGGATCTGCCATTGCAAGCAGTTCATTGATTACAGAAATGGTCAAAGGCATGACTCTTGATCAAGCTGGTGCAATCAAGAACAGTGAAATTGCAGAAGAACTAGCACTACCACCAGTTAAGATTCACTGCTCTATTTTAGCAGAAGATGCGATCAAGGCCGCAGTTGCTGATTACAAAACAAAGCACAGTGGCTCATGATTACTATTACTGAACTTGCCGCACAGAAGATTAAAAGAAACTTGTCCAAGCGCGGTAAAGGTGTAGGCATTCGTATTGGAGTTAGAACAACTGGATGCTCAGGGCTTGCTTATGTTTTAGAATACGTTGATCGACTCGACCCCGAAGTTGGTGTAACAAATTATGCCCAGCCAGACTTTGCAGTGTTGGTTAGTGCAAAAGACGAACCATACCTAAACGGTTTGACAATGGATTGGGTCCGCAATGGACTCAATGAAGGGTTTGAATTTCGCAACCCAAACGAACGTGACCGTTGTGGTTGCGGTGAAAGTTTTAGAGTCTAATAAAGGCTAAGAACACAGTTGTAATTAAATTTTAGTTGTGCTAAAATTCAGTTATGAAAATGAATGAACTTACCCAAATTGATAGACTGCTCAAACATGTTGATCCTATATACGCAGATGACTTTTGTCAAACTTGGTATGTAGATCTTGACCAATACAAAAATCATCCGCATAGCCTACTGCTAATGGCCAATGCTATACTAAACCATTGGGACATTCCATTGTACGCCACAGATGTTTCTTGGCATGACAAAGACGAATGTTTCATTTGGCACTTTGGTAAAAATACTTCTCCAGAATATAATAACTACAAGCAACAGGAGAACTAAATGAGTTTAAATTTTAACGGTACATTTTCTGCCATTGCAGATCCACAATGGACACTACCCGACGGCGAACAACTACCGCCTTTGGTCATTCCCGATAAGCAGGGCCCGTGGGCAGTACGTTATATCTGGGTCAAGCATCGCGATCGTAACGATGACTTTGTTGCCAACTATTTTAACAAAGGCAACAACGCTACAGGCACTGGCCTAAACTTGCGTAAGCAAACAGCATACATGCAAACTGCATGGAACCCACACAATCAAATTTTTGAAACAAGTCGTGACAACGGCAATTTGATTTGGCGTGTAAAAGTACACAATCCTATTGCCAACTCTATTGATTATGTGGAAGTATGGCGTAGCCCTGAAATTATCAGCTCTATGTTCCGCTACATCAAAGAAGGCGAAGCAGTTAAAGTAACTGACGGAGTAGTTCGTACTTCCGAAGATCAAAAAACACTTCGCAATGGTTTGTATGATGCAGGCTTTGAAGTTCGTCGTTGGAGAGATTCAGAAACAAACTGGCCTACTGTTAGTCCCCAAGTCGCAATGATGTGGTACCGTCACTTTGTTAAGAAGCATTTGGCACAGGACAATTGCATCATTAATACCAAGTACAACGCAGACCTAAACCCAATTTAATCATGGATTTGGACCTACACGGCGTACGGCATTCTGAAGTGGATCGTTTGGTAGAGAACTTTATCTACCTAAACCAATACAGCATGCCTCTTAAAATCATTTGCGGCAACAGCAACACAATGATCCGGCTGGTCCAAGAAGTAGTTGATCGCATTGGATGTGAAACATCATCCCTACAATATGGCACTGTAGTAGTTGACAAATTTCGTTGACTACTGTATAATTTAATTTTACACAAAGGAATCGGAATGAGTTTAGTCCCAATGGTTATTGAAAAGACTGGTACAGGTGAACGTGCCTATGACATTTACAGTCGCTTGCTCAAAGAGCGCATTGTTATGTTGGAAGGTGAAGTACATGACCAAATGAGTAACTTAATCGTTGCACAGTTACTTTTCCTTGAAGCAGAAAATCCTGAACGCGACATTACACTGTTTATCAACAGCCCCGGTGGTAGCGTAACAGCAGGCCTTGCAATTTACGATACAATGCAATTTATCAAATGTGATGTTGCAACATACGTTATGGGTCAAGCCGCAAGCATGGGTTCATTCTTAGCACAAGCCGGCGCACCTGGCAAGCGTTTTGTTCTGCCAGAAAGCCGTACAATGATTCACCGTGTTAGTTCTGGCACACGTGGTACAAGTGGATCCGTACACGTACAAGACTTGCAGTTTGAAGATGCCAAGCGCAGTTTCGAAGAATCAGTGCGTATCAACAAACGCTTAACTGAATTGTATGTGCGCCACAACACAGCAGGCAAGACATACGACGAATTGTTTAGCACAATGAAGTTTGATACCTTCCTAAGCTCTGATGAAGCAGTTGCATATGGACTTGCTGACAAGGTAGTTAGCAAGCGTCAATGACACAGATACAGTTTAGTTTTGACACAGGCTTAGAACTAAAGTATCAACTAATGGCGACAGAGTCTGCGAAGTTTTTTGCAGACTCTGTTCAGCTTCTTACTCCTGCAGACATAAACCCAACTTCTTTTATAAACGGATTCAGCTCTGAATCGTTTATCCCTGAACGTATTGATAAACTGTACGCAGTAGCTAATGCAATCAATACACTGTATCCGGGACAAGTCAATATTGTGCCGCTCGAGCCAGACTGGAGAAGCGCCTTACAGCAGATGCACACGCACTTTCCAGAGCTGACAAATAATCTTCCTGGGGAAGAATTACAACGTGCAACACCATTACTTGGTGAGTTTAATGACCTAATACATTGGTTAGAAAAAGAACTTAACAGAAAATATAATGGCTCACTATTGGATAAGTCATGGGCTACATTGTGCCTGGATTTTAATCGAGCTCCTGCATGCCGTCATGTGCCGCTGCCTGAAGCTGACTACAGGCACTTTACGCATGAACTTTACTTTGGAAACTTACATTTACATTATGACAACGTAGGTCGACACCCATGGGAATTGTTTGGCAGTCGTGATTACATTTGTCCACCAGATCAAGTTATAAGCCAAAACCAAATCAGCCCCAGTTGCAATATGTACTTCAATGACTGGGATATACTTCGTCAAACACGTCAAGCACTGTCACTAGATAAGTACAATGCTAGCTTTGATAAGTTTTATCAAGATCGCGGCGGGCAAGACTTTTTTAAATATGCATGCAATGATCCTCGCCTTGCTGTTGGATATTTGAAAATTGGACAGTTGACAAATATCAAAGACTTTATAACCATCTCGGCACGTGATCAATTGCGAAATCAAATTGCCACTGGCACACTAACAGGATGGACAGTAATTGAAAAAAATATCGCAAATTAGACAGCACGACAATGTGCTACAGTTAACATGGTTTATAAACAATATTTGCACCAACCATTGCGATTATTGTCCGCCTGTATTACACAATGGGACCAACCATCATTATGATTGGGCACATGCACGTAGTTTTTTAACAAGACTTATGGATCGCCACGAGAAAATCAACTGCATTTTGTTAGGCGGTGAGCCAACTGTAAGCCCATTTTTAAATGAGGCAATTGACATGTTGCACTCTCGCGGCCATACAGTGTCGTTAACCAGCAACGGAGTACGTTCGGTAGAGTACTGGAAAAACATTGCCCCTAAAGTAAATAACGTTTCCTTTAGCTATCACCCTGCTTACGGCATCGAAGACTTTTTTGAAAAGGTAGAAGCAATTAGTAGGTACACGCAGGTTGGTGTACGAGTTATGTTTGATTCAAGACACTGGGACAAAACAATGGAGTTTTATAACAAGTGTCTTGAAGTGCCGTATCTTCGTGTCGAGGCAATTCGTGTGTTATCTGAAATTGCAGGTGGCCATACCATTGGTTCAGATTACACTCCTGAACAATTAACTTGGCTCAGTAACACTCCTTCGAGGCGAAACTTATGGTTAACTGTTGAACTAAATGATTTAAAAAATAGAAACCCATTATGGAAACCATTGTACACTGGCGCAGTCTTTTCTTACAATGATGGATCAATTGATCGTTATGGTGACGCCAATCATTTAATTTCGTCAGAGCAAAGTTTCTTTAATGGCTGGGCATGCAGTATTGGTCTTGAAAGTTTATACATTAACTATGACGGCCAGGTTAGAAAAGGTAACTGTAGACAAGGTGGCAACTTGTTTCACGTTGACAATCACGTGAATCATCAGTTGCCGGTTGAAGGGGAAATTTGTGTCATGGACCGCTGTACTTGCCCAACTGATATTATTGTTTCAAAGTTTCCAGTGAACCCCAATGGAAAAGCCAAGCCTTACCCAGTAATAGGATTGGTACAACAGTAATGCGCTGGAACAACGTTAAAAGTCTACACTTAGAAATAACTGCATTGTGCAATGCGGCATGTCCGGCTTGCAGTAGATATCCAACATCTAGTTACTTTGTTCATCCTTATATTTCTACCAGCGATACATGGACCATTGAACAAGTTAAGAAACGTTTGCCACCAGGTGACATCGCTGGTATTGAACGTTTCTTTATAAACGGAACACTTGGCGACTTTATTGCCAACTACCATGCACTTGAAATTGTTGAATACTTCCGAGAATGTGCGCCCCGGGCCGAAATACGCATCAACACCAACGGTTCGGCTAGAACAACTGAATGGTGGGCAAGACTAGGCACTATTCCAAACGTGCATGTTGCCTTTGCAATTGATGGTCTTGAGTACACACATGAACTGTATAGAAGAAACACAGACTGGAATACTATCATAAGAAATGCTCAGGCATTTATACAAGCCGGTGGCACAGCTGAATGGGTAATGACAGTATTCAAACATAACGAACATCAAGTTGACGACTGTAGCGCACTGGCAATACATTATGGGTTCAAACATTTTACCAGCCGCTTTAACAATAGACCTCATGTACCAGTCAGGGATCGCGAAGGTAAAACAATTTATAAATTAGAATCAGCAACCAACACGCCGTTGACAATGTTGCAAGATGTTGATGAAAAGTGGATGGTACTTAAAGAAGCCAAATTTCAACAAGATAAAATAATCTTAATGAAGCAGGAGCGGCGCGGTTTGCCGTTGAATGGTGGCCAAAGTGACTGCGGTAGTCTGACACGTAATGAAATTTATATCAGCGCACAATGGGCAGTTGTGCCCTGTTGTTTTCTTGGCAACGCTATGTTTTACAAAGAGTCTGATCGATATTACGATGACATGGTCAATTTAGCAAAACAACATGGCGTAGACATCGCAAATTTAGTTGCCACTGATGACAGAACAGTTGCAAGTATAGTAGATGCTGGGTTTGACTGGGTATACGAAAGTTTACATACTACAGATGCACTATCAACCTGCTACCAAAATTGTAACTCTAAAACCGCACCTTTTGCAGTTGGCCAAACGCACAGAACCATAAAAAAATTGTAAAAACGGCTAAATTTCTTCAAAAAACACTTGACAAACGGGCTACACGAGCGCATAATAGAACTAAGTAAACAAGCAAAGGGATAGACCCAGAGCACATTTATTGTAAGGATTTTACAATGTCAAAATTAACACTCTTCGCAATCGAAGAAAAAATCAAACAACACGAGCAAGGTCTCAAAGACTTGCAAGCCCAACTGATTGAGGCTAAACTCGAATCCCCTGATCACCAACTTGCTAAAGAATTGCATAGTCTGCTTTGCACTCATAACCATACTGATGGTTGCGGTTGGCACTATGAATTTAAAAACAAAAAAGATGACTGGACTGGTCACGCACATACCGAGTACTTGAAAAAAGCACAAAAACTCATTTGTCATTGCGACAAAGAAGGTATGGACATTGCTACCACACTCACTGCATTCAAATTGATTAGGGGTTACTAAAATGAAAAAATACGACACACTGGTCCTAATCGGACGCTTTCAACCGTTCCACAATGCTCACCTTGAGATTGTCAAACGTGCCACAGCACTTTGTGACAAGTTGGTCATTGTAGTTGGCAGTTCACGCCAACCACGCACTTATAAGAACCCGTTCTCATTCGAAGAACGTGCCCGAATGATTCGCGAAGCTACTATGGGCTTGAGCTTGCAAATCAGCATTGAGCCAAACATTGATACCATTTACAACGACCAAGCCTGGGCAGTTCGAGTTCAGCAAATTGTTGCACAGCACACCAAGCCCGGTGACCGTGTAGGCATTATTGGTCACAAAAAAGACGACAGCTCGTTCTACCTTGACATGTTCCCGCAATGGGGTTATGAGGATGTTGAGTTGGTTGAGTTTTTGAGTGCAGTTGATGTCCGTGACTTGTATTTCAAGTGGACGTTTAACAGCAACTTTATCAAGAACGTTGTGCCGGACAGCACTTATGAGTCGCTAATGGCCTTTCGTAGGACCGAAGAGTTTGCACAAATTGTCCGAGAGCGAGAGTTCATTGCCGAACACAATAAACAATATGCAGGCTTGAAGTATCCTCCAATCTTCAGTACAGCAGACGCAGTTGTTATCTGTTCAGGCCATGTGCTGATGATTAAACGCCGTGCTGAACCTGGTAAGGGTTTGTGGGCACTGCCCGGCGGCTATGTTAACGCCAACACTGACAAGAGTGTAGAAGATGCAGCCATACGTGAGCTTCGCGAAGAAACACAAATCAAAGTACCTGCTCCAGTGCTTCGCGGTAGCATTGTACGCAGTAGGGTCTTTGACGCTATTGGTCGTAGTCCCCGCGGAAGAATTATTACTCATGCGTTTCACATCCAATTGCCCGACGGCGAACTGCCAAAGGTAAAAGGAAGTGATGATGCTGAAAAGGCACGGTGGGTGCCTATTGCAGAAGTTCTCAGTGAACAATGCTTTGAAGACCACTATGAAATCCTACAGCATTTTGTAGGTGCCTAAGCGATAGACGCAAAGGTTGATTTAACTTTAAAGGAACTTTAAAATGAAACTCGCAAAAAACATTATTCTCAACACTGACAGCTACAAAGTTAGCATGTTCAAACAATATCCTGCAGGCACCACTGGTGTTTACAGTTACATTGAAAGCCGAGGTGGCCGATACGATCGTACCGTGTTCTTTGGTTTGCAAGCATTTATCAAGGAGTACTTAATTGATCCGATCACGCAGGCTGACATTGACATTGCAGACGAGATACTCACGGCCCACGGGGAGCCATTCAACCGTGCCGGCTGGGAGTACATTCTCCGGGTCCACGGAGGGAAGCTACCGGTCGTTATTCGTGCTGTTCCTGAAGGCACAGTGGTACCTGTTAAAAACGTTCTGGCAACAATCGAAAACACTGACCCAGAATGCTACTGGCTCACAACTTGGTTGGAGACTGCTTTGCTTAGGGCTATTTGGTACCCTACTACTGTGGCTACTCAAAGCTACACTATCCGTAAAGTTATTCTAGACGCATTGGAGAAAACAGGTGACCCTTCCCTTATCGATTTTAAGTTGCACGATTTCGGTGCTCGTGGTGTTTCTAGCTTGGAGTCAGCGGCTATCGGAGGTGCGGCCCACTTGGTTAACTTCATGGGTAGTGATACTGTTTCTGGTGTTCTGTATGCTCGCGAATACTATGATGCTGGGATTGCAGGTTTTTCTATCCCTGCCGCAGAGCACTCAACAATTACTAGCTGGGGCCGTGATGGCGAAGTAGATGCTTACAGAAACATGCTCAACCAATTTGCCAAGCCTGGCTCTATTTTGGCTATCGTATCTGATTCTTACGATATCTACAATGCCGTCGACAAACTCTGGGGTGAAACGCTTCGTCAACAGGTTATTGATAGCGGGGCTACCGTTGTTATTCGTCCAGACAGTGGCGATCCTGACGTTGTGTGCCGTCAACTAGTTCAGAAACTTGATGCCAAGTTTGGTAGCACAGTAAACAGCAAAGGATTCCGAGTGCTGAACAATGTGCGTCTGATCCAAGGCGACGGTGTTAACGAAAACACCATCCGTACAATTCTTGGTTCGTTCCAAGCATACGGATACTCCGCAGACAACATTGCATTTGGTATGGGTGGTGCGCTACTGCAACAAGTGGATCGTGACACTCAACGTTTTGCAATGAAGTGCTCTAGTGCCCAGATCAACGGTACTTGGGTCGATGTGCAAAAGGACCCTATTACTGACAGTGGTAAAAAGTCTAAGGCAGGTCGTGTCACACTGTGGACCAACACAGGTGGTGAGTTTGCTTCTAGCGTAACTGCACCTACTGGCTGGACTGATCGAGGGATTGGTGGTTGGACTAACGCACTTGAAGAAGTGTACCGCGATGGCAAACTTGTTGGCGAAATTGACTTTGCTACAGTTCGGGCAAACGCTCGCAAATAAAGCGTAAAGATAGGTAGACAGAAATGTCTACCTATCTTATAATAGTTGAATACTAACAAAGACATACACAAAGGATTTACATGTCTTACTTTTTGAAATCTGGCAACACTTTCCGCGTATCTACCAAAGAAGCAATGGATCTGCATGATGCATTGCCGGCTGGTAACTATGTGGTTAAAGAGATGCCAATGGATGGTCCATTGTATTTGGAGCATATCGAGTCTTTTGAGATTAAAGGTAAGCGTTACGGAGACCTTGACAAGAACACCGATCGCATTTTGCGTACCTTCATGGATCGTACAGCATCTACTGGTGTAATGCTGGCTGGTGAAAAGGGTTCTGGTAAGTCATTGCTTGCTAAGAACCTGGCCATTGAAGCGGCTGCTCGTCTCAATATCCCGTGCATTGTTATCAATGCCCCTTGGGTTGGCGACAAGTTTAATGCGTTCATGCAAATGATTGAACAGCCTTGCATGGTTCTGTTTGATGAGTTTGAGAAGGTGTATGATGAGGGAGATCAGGAAAAGGCATTGACCTTGCTGGATGGTGTATTCCCTTCTAAGAAGTTGTTTGTTCTTACTTGCAACGACAAGTGGCGTGTGAACCAACACATGCGTAACCGTCCGGGTCGACTGTTCTACATGTTGGACTACAAAGGTCTTGATGCAAATTTTATCACCGAATACTGCAATGACAATCTGAAGCCAGAACTGCAAAAGCACACTGAAAAGTTGTGCCAAATTGCAAGTTTGTTTAGTCAGTTCAACTTTGACATGTTGAAAGCAACTGTCGAAGAAATGAACCGCTACGATGAAGAACCTCAAGATGCTTTGCGTATGCTGAACGTCAAGCCTGAATTTGACAGTGGCAACAAGTTTACCATCAAGATCATCCAAGAAGGTGAAGAAGTCAAGATGGAAGACATGGACCAAGCTGAATGGAATGGCAACCCACTGCAAAGCGAAGTTCGCTTGCATGTTAAAAAGTACAATGGCGAAAAGGACGAAGACGGCGACGAAGAATGGGATTGGAATCGTGTTCGCTTTACAGCTTCTGATCTTAAAAAGATTGACAGCCAAATGGGCCGCTTTGTTTTTGTCAACAGCGATGGCGTTACACTGACCCTTAATAAGGTCCAAGAAAAGTCATATAGCTACTACGATGCGTTTTAAAACGTAAGTATTACAAAAGCGTTGTAGAAATACAACGCTTTTTTTTGACTAAAATGGTTGACTTCTGAACCAAGAACCAGTATAATAAACACATAAACAGCAAGGAGCACTCTATGTGGAGTCTAGAAGGTCAATATGTTCAAGCTCGTTATTTGGACACCTACACTGTAGTGGGCAAGGTCGAATCGAGTCGTGTAGCATACGGTGGTCGTGTACACCACACCTTGGTCCTGGACAAACCAATTAACCTGTTTGGTACTGAGCGTGATCGTGTTATCGTCGAGCACCAAACTGTAGAACGCATTGCTAGCCGTGCTGAAAGTTTTGAAGTATGAAGTTAAGCGAGCACAGCAAGAATCGATTGCTGAAAACCTTTGCAGATTGGTCTGTGCCCAAAGACTATGCTGACCCCATGTACAACTATTTGGTGTATGGATTTGAGCCTGGTAGCTTCTTTACAGCAGTTTTGGCTAATGACTTTTGCAGTGCAATACAGCGTAGTCATCCTGCTAACACCATTGAAGCATTGAAACACTTGGTGGGATGGATGCGAGATGCCGTGCCTTTACAGGCAATGGGGAGTTACCAAGCAGTAAAAGTTTGGACCAGTTTAGATCATGAACAGCGTAGAGCACTACTTGAATGGCGTGGTTTGATTTACTCAGCAGAAGATGAAATGATGCTGGTCTTACAAGGCGAGCGAACAATTGAACCTATATTATGGTAAGGATTTAAAATGAGTTATTTGTCAACAGAACGTGCATTACAGCAAATGGTTGGATCAATCTTTCCAATCGTAACTGTATCAGATGGTGAGATGGTATTTGAAAACGCAACTGACCGGTATGTGTTTTCCCATAGTCAAGATTGTTGCGAATCGGTTTACATTGAAAGCATTGTAGGCGATATCGAAGACTTGGTTAACACACCAATCTTGATTGCAGAGGAATCTTCAGGCGACACACCTGCAGACTCTACTGCATCACCATCAGAGTCCTATACATGGACTTTCTACAAGTTTGCAACCTTCAAGGGGTATGTGGACATTCGCTGGTTGGGTGAGTCTAACGGCTACTACTCTGAATCAGTTGATGTAGAGCACACATCAAAGGTGCCAGCTTGAAACTGGACTTTTACTTAAAGTGGCTTGCCACCTTTGTGATTGTCCTAGCTACACTTGCAAACGCCTTTGATGTTGTTCCGCTCAACAAGTTTCTATTCCTAATAGGATGTGGCTTGTGGGCATGGGTTGGTGTGCTGTGGCGCCAACCCTCTCTTTGGAGCCTAAATATATTTTGTGGAGTGGTTTATATAGTTGGTTTGTTAAGGTAGTACTTTTGTTTGTAATACTATAGTTAAGTTTCGCGAATGTTGTAAAAATGCAACAAAATAGGCTCAAAAAGTGGTTGACCAAAAGGGCTTGTTTTGCTATAATTATTGCATAGGTTAACAAAACAGGAGTTGAAATGATTCGTTTTGCAATTGGTTTTTTGATGGTGTTTGGTGCAGTTGGCACCTTAGAAGTTAACCCCGATGCTAGCCTGCTTACCACGGCAGTTTTGGCAATTGCAGGCCTTACAATCATGGCATTTGGTGTTGCAAAAATACAACAACAAAACGGTTGACAACTGGCCCAAATCGCAGTATAATAAACACTTAAACAACAAAAGGCTCATATGAAAAACACTTACCAAATCGCAACCGGCACAGTTACTATCACTCCTACAGGCCTTGTTCACAAAGCCACCAACGCATATTCGGGTAAAATTGCACAGAAGGAAGCCACACAAAAGCCCGCAAAAAAGTAAGGATATTGATTGACGTTTAGATCAAACGGCGTTATAATTAACACATAGCAACAAGGAGTTCAAAATGGGTACACGTAGTCGAATTGGCGTTATGCATGGTGATGTTTGCAAATCTGTTTACTGCCATTGGGATGGCTACCTTGAGTACAACGGCAAGATGCTTCTGGAAAATTATGACAGCTCTAAGGCCAACTTCCTGGTAGCACTTGGTGATATTTCAAGCCTGCGTAAAGGTATTGAAATCCCCGAAGGTGTTGAGCATTCGTTTGATAAGGCCCACGACGACATTACTATTTTTTACGGTCGTGATCGCGGTGAGACCGGTACTGAGTTTAAGGTAGATCACACCTTCGAAGACTTCATGAAGCGAGTGGATGGTTGCGGTGCAGAGTATTACTACATCATGCGCGATGGCGTATGGTACGTTGGCGACAACTACGGCTCTACCCCTATGAGTGGTACTTTGGTGCCCTTGGCAGAAGCAATGGTATCAGTTAAGGAAGCCGCATAATGTACGAAGTATGGGACGGCGACTTGTTCTTGTATTCTGTTGATACAGTGTACGAAGCCAACGAACAAGCAGAAGCAGGCTTTACAATTAAAAGTAAGGAAGTGGCATAATGAAGTCCGTGGCTGACATGCAAGAATACATTAGGTCACGGACTACTCGAGAGCTACGGGCAGAGTTTGAAATTTATAAAGCACTGTACAACCAAGGGCTAACAGATGTCTTTACAGAGCTGTTGGCCATTGAACTTGACAGTCGAGCAGAACAGGATGAATAATGTCATACGCAGAACAGTGGCCACACCTGGCACGAGTTACCAACAATCTTGAAACGCACCATGTTTCGTATGTTGGAGCTCACTTAGAAGATTATAGCATTGAGGTACAAATTGATTATGCAGACTATACCGCATTCATCGTCGAATACAGTGATTGGAGCGAACGCATCGAGGCGGCCCAAGAGCCTGAGTGGGATTGGTAAGTTCGCTTATGACGCGACTCGAAAACGATTAGCAAGAGAAGAGAAACCCAAAATGAAATTAAACTTACGACAACGACTACGAAACTGGTTGATGGCAGAGCCTGAAGAGGAACTAGAACTTGAACGATCGTTTAACGACAATGATGACGAAGACTTTCACATTGATCATGATTCGGCAATTCACTTTTCTGTGGTGCCAGCCAATGGTGGGAAGATCGTGCAAATTCGATATTACGATAAAGTGAAAGATCGTAACCTTACTAAGTTGCACATTATTACACCAGACGAGAAACTTGAAGAAGCACTTGCACACATCTTTCAAATTGAAGTCCTAAGCCGGTAATACTCAAGTACTACTTTTTTGTTGCAAAAATACAACACTTTTTAGCCAAAAATCTGGTAAAAATACCAAAAAACGGTTGACCATTTGGGTGTGATCCGCTATAATAAACACATAGACAGCAACAAACAGGAGTTGAATATGACAGTTAAGCGTTTCAAACAAGCCCAGCGTTTTCGTGTTATTGTTGGTGCGGCATGCTTCTATGCTACAGCAAAACAAATCCGCAGTGGCCTTGGCGACTTTACAGTATGCAACGCCGCAGTTCAGAAAGCCCTGGATTCTCTTGAGTTTTACCGCAGTGGCACTGGTGTTGAATCTGCTTGCACCGGCCATGCTGGTACTTGGGAAGGTTTGGCAGTTCAACTGAACGTGGCCTAATATGATAGCAGTTCGCGAAACTACAGTTTGGAAAGATGTTGCGGTGCAACCAAACCATGTGTATCTCATGGATGGTGACAAGGCAGTTGCATACATCAAGTGGGGCGCCGGTGATGCGTTTTATTTCAAGAACCCTTTGCGTCTCGACAAGCGTGGTCGTAAGTTTGAAACACTCAAGTCTAATCCGTTTAAGGCTAAGGTAGTGTCTAACATGATCCGTGTTGAAGGTAGCAAGGGTGCAGTGTACGAAGTCGACCCCGATGCTAAAACTTGCACTTGCCCTGGTTTTACATTTCGTGGTAAGTGCAAACACATTGAAGGAATTGCAGTATGAAAGTTTTTTATTTTATTGCTTGGCTGATTCGTAAGTTGACCAAGACTATTTCCCAGTCGCAGGAAAATCTCAAAGAGCGATTTCGCTATCGGCCAGGCGAGGCAGTGTTTATATGCATTGGTGGTTCGGTGTTGACGTTTATAGCATTGATGTTTCCTGTCATTGCATACACAGACACATGGTCAGAACTTACTAACTTTGTCGCTGGTTATTGGGTTGCCGCTGGTTGCTATTTTGTTTATATGGTTCTGGCTACCTTGTACGATAAGTTCGTTGAAGAACAAGAAGAATTTATCAATACTCTCAAGCGTTGAAGTTACCATGAGTACACTAACTGACATGATTGATCGCGAGATTAAGGTAGATGATTATGTTGTATTTTACAGCAACATTTACCAAGTCAAGGGATTAGGTAAAGCTCGCGACAATGGTCGCGGTAGTTTGAAAATGATCCTTATGGATAAAAGTAATACTACTCGAGCAGTTACCAAATTCTCCAAAGACGTATGTTTGGTTGATAAGGAAGATGTTGTGATGTGGTTGCTAAAGGGACGTCCATGATTACACTTTACCATTTTAAAGACGGTGCTTCAGATAAAATTTGGGGCTGGACCAAAACAGACGAAGGTGCATTATCCTTTTGGGGTAGGACCAAGGGCTCGCTATCTTTTAAGCATTATGATCGAGTTTGGGATGCAGAAGATCAGGCTCATAAAAAGAATCGCAAAGGATACGAGTTCGTGGGCCACTATAATGGTACCGACGGGACAAAAGCAGAAGCACTATTGCCCCCGGACTTTAAGGGCCAACTCATGCTAGCTAAATTGGGCCAAACAAAATTTTAAATATTTGCCAAAAAACGGTTGACAACGTGACCGTTTTATGGTATAATAAGAACATGAACAAGAAGTTCATGCCCGACAGCAAGCGGTTTCTTGCTAACGTGTAACATACACACACAGGAGTATTTTAAATGACTGATAAACTTTTTACAGTGGCTGGCTATTCAACTAAAGATGGCAAGACCAAAGCACGTTTTGCAACGGACATGACCCGTATCAAAACTCTGGTCAAGACTGGTCACACTGACATTCAACTGTATGAGCTGGCCAAGCCTGCTACCAAAGTTGAAGCCCTTGAGTTCTTGCATGCCAAGAATATCTCTGGCCACGCAGGTGTTGCTATTGCAGAAGAACTTGCAAAGCGTACCAAGCGCAAAGTTGCCGACCTCATCAAGAACGGTAGCCAAACTAAAGCAGCCTAATAGGCGCTCGCCCTACGGGGGCGGGCAAAGCCCCCAACAAATTTCTAAAGGACGCACATGACAGCACAAACTACTTTCGTTATCCATGCACTTGAAACACACAACAGTCGTTTGGATAAAGAAGCCATTGTACTGGCCGAAGCACAAGCAGGGAACGATGTGTTCTTTGAAGGTGTGCGTCTTGCACTTGACCCAATGGTTACATTTGGCGTTAAGAAGATCCCCAAACACTCTGGCCCCGATGGTCAAGGTTTGCCCTGGGCCGCCTTCCGTGTTCTCGCAGACAACCTTGCACAACGTAAGCTGACAGGTGATGCCGCACGTGATGCTATTGAGCTTTGCCTTAAGACTGCAAAGCAAGGCGAGTGGAATGACTGGTACATGCGTATCCTGCAAAAGGATCTACGTGCTGGCTTTGGTGAGAACACCATCAACAAAGTTGTAGGTAAGAAGTATGCAAAATATAGCATTCCTATTTTTTCTTGTCAGCTTGCACACGACAGCGCGAATCATGAGTCTAAAGTGGTTGGTAAAAAGCTCATTGAAGTCAAACTTGATGGTGTCCGAGTTATTACAGTGGTCCGTCCAGATGGTCGCGTTGATCAGTATAGCCGTAATGGCAAAGAACTGGTAAACTTTCCGCATGTGAAAGAACAGTTTGCACGATGCGTTACAGGAGTTACCGAGCCCGTTGTTTTTGACGGCGAGATCATGAGCGGTACCTTCCAAGACTTGATGAAGCAGATTCATCGTAAAAGCGATGCCCAAGCACAAGACGCAGTTCTCAACGTGTTTGACATTCTGAGTCTCAAAGACTTTGAAGCAGGCAAGAGCAAGCGCACACAAACAGAACGTTCTGCCAAGTTGGTTGCTTGGAAAGACTTGTGGGCAGAAGAAACTCCTAACATTCAAGTTGTGGGACAAGAGCTTGTTGATCTTGATACCGCAGAAGGTCAAAAGCGTTACCGAGAAATCAATGCACAAGCCATTGCAGGCGGATACGAAGGCATCATGCTCAAAGATCCCGAAGCTGGTTATGAGTGCAAGCGTAGTGTGGCGTGGCTGAAGTTGAAGCCTTTTATTGAAGTTTCATTGGAGGTCACGGATGTTGAAGAAGGCACTGGTAAGAATGTGGGACGACTTGGAGCACTGGTTTGCTCCGGAGTTGACGACGGGAAAACTATCACCGTCAATTGTGGTAGTGGCTTTAGCGATGAGTTGCGAGATAGCGTTTGGGGCGACCGCGATAGTGTTATTGGTCAAATCGTTGAAGTCCGTGCTGATGCAGTGACACAAAACCAAGACGGCTCTTACAGTTTGCGATTCCCTCGCTTTAAAGGCTTCCGTGGCTTTGAACCAGGGGAGAAACTGTGAAAACAATGTTTGCCATAATTGGCGGATTTGTATGGTTTCTGGCTGTGCTGGGCATGTTGAATGTGGGTAACTTTGTGCTGATGTACAGCCCCGACAAAATCTCTTGCACAAAGGAATCATCATGAACGATACCATTGTCAAAGTTGCCATACTGCTATATGACTTTGCCTTGTTAGCAGGCACAGCATATTTGGTAGCAGTTCACAATTGGTCTATGTGGACTTTTTTGTTGGCTGCTATCTTTTTTATTACTACTAAAAAATCAAATGACTAAATTTGAATACTCCGCAAGTGGATTGTGGTACACACTGAGCCACAAAGGCGAACAGGTAAATCACTTGTTCAGGCTTGGTACCACAACTCGCGACGGTGTAAAGATTTACGAAATCATTATTGGCAGATTTAGATTAGCTTGGACTTGATATGACTAACCAACATTACAAACGTTTAGAAGACGGTGCCATGGACGAGATTGATGCCGCAGTATGGTCAGGTGACTTGTTCCACAATCGTGCCAACATTGCTGCCTTTCGTGAAATGATGGCACGTTGGGAACGTGGCCTAAAAATGTGCGAAGATATTTTAAGCGAGGTACCAGAAGAATGATCCGACTGTGGGAATTCTTAAGAGACGGTTGCTGGCATAAATGGCGTGCTCGTAGCTTGAGCAATTTGGTCAAAGGTAACGACCCGATACCTTACGGCACTCGCTACACTTACCAATGTGACAAATGCCATAGTATCAAAATACAGGATGTGAAATGAACGAACGAATTCGACTACTTGCTGTACGAGCCGGCGGCGACTTTTGGCAACGCTTGGAAAATGATGTTGTAGTCAAGGATGCTTACATCACATTTGACCCTCCTGAGAAATTGCAAAAGTTTGTAGAGTCAATTGTAGCTGAATGTATCCAAGAGATTGGCTACAAGAGTGTAGAGTTATTGGATATTGATTTTTATCCACACTATCAAGAACGATTGAAAAACTACTTTGGAGTTGGCAAATGATTATCTTTGATCGACACTATTCAGATGAAAGCCTTATTGATCTCGACGAAGATATTCGCTGGGCCCTGGAAAAAGACTTTGCAGAAATTCCCAAGGACGAACACGGTTTTAGTCAAGGGACATTTCGCGTAACAATTACATGGAGCAATGAAAATGTTTGATTGGTTTAAAAATTTAGGCAAGCCTACTAAAGAAACTTATCCTACATGGGCCGACGTTCCGGCGTGGGATGCTGACATGAAAAAAGTTGGGGATGACATGAACAAGGTAATTCCGTTTCCTGAATTGAAATCAGTGCCTCCTATGCCACAAGTTGAACCTCCTAAGCACGATCCTGTTGCTTACCGCATTGGTAAAACTGAAGAAGGCAAGGTCACACTGTCATTGGGCGACTATCCACAAACCACAGTAACAATGAACAACGCAGGCGTTGATCAACTTATTCGCATGCTGGAAGCGGCCAAGAATCTTGACAGTGATGAAGGGAACGATTGCGAATGACACCTAAAGAATATTTGCAATCGTTGATTGAGGGAATGGAAATGGGATCAGAGATTCCAGTCCAATTATCAGAGTTAAAGTTCCTTATGGCACTCATTGAGGCTAATCACAAATGAACGAACGAATTAAACAACTTGCTGAGCAGGCTACAAAACAAGTAACGAAACCAGACGGACACTACATTGTCCAAGAATGGCAGAGAGTGTTCGCTGAGTTGATTGTAGCTGAAACTCTTGACAAGATCAACGCCGGCATGGAATTTACTTGGCCGGAAATGGAAGTAAAGATTAAAGAACACTTTGGAGTTCGAGTATGATTCTAATCTGCGACGATTACAATGAAGTGTATGTTTGGGTCGATGACGATGATCACGACCATGAACTAAGCCCGCACTTTGATTACGAAGAAGATGCAATTGCATGGCGAGAACGTATCAAGCAAGAAGTTACCAAATGAGCAAGCAATTGCGGCCTGGTCATCCTGATTTTAGTTTTAGAGAGGGGTCGATGGTAATCACTCGTGCGGCTTTTGAAATCAGCAATAACTGCCCAGCTGAATACAAAAGTATTTTTGTCACTGCAATCAATGCTGGGTGGCTCAAACCTGTTGCTTATATAAGCGACGAAGAATACATGATCATGCAGTTGTCTAAAGAATAGAAAGAACAACATGAAAGACATTCAAGGATTTACATTCACAGTAGGTTGCAAAGTTGCGCGGGCAGTAATCTGGGGCAACAGTCCGCGACTTGAAATTTGTACAGTAACAAAGATCGTCGACGGCAAGCTATACTTGGATAACAGCAAGCAAGCAATACGAGCCCTAGACCGATTAGTAATCATCGAACATGATCCGCTAATTAAGTTAGTAGACGAACACGTAAAGGATACAGTATGACAAAAATTGTAAGCATTGACCCAGCAGGTGATGAACGCGAACGCATCAAAGCAGACTTGCTAGAAGTTCTTGACGAAATGCGTGAGCAAATTGAAAGCGGTGACATCATACAGTTTGTGGCCACCAGCATGCTCGACGATGGCGAAACACAAATTCACAGCATGGTATCAGACCTACCAACAGCAGTGGGTCTGTATGAAATTGGCAAGCACATGATTATCCAACAAGAGGCTTACGAATGATTGAGTTTGGCTTTGACTTTTCGCCGCTGACTCGTGAGTTTAAAAACCACTGGAGTCGGGCCTGGGACACACCATTCAAGCACAAGTTTGTTGAGCTTGAGTTGTACTCAACTGAGTCACTCGTTCGCCTTAACTTTTTGTGGACCACAAAGCGCGATCATGCTGGATTAGATCTTCAGTTATCGTTGTTTGGTTTCTGCTTGCACTTTAACTTTTACGATAACCGACACTGGAACCACGAAGCAGGCCGCTATTACAAATACTCTGAAGAGCTAGGCCAGTATTAGTCTTCTAACGCCCAATGGCGAACATGCACATCTGTACTGTCTAATAGCCATTGGGTTAGGCTATCAGCGTTCCAGTCAATTGGCGTGCCAATAACACAGTGACCGCCGGTATGCATTGGGTTACGACAGTCATACCCATATTTGTCAAATATGTTGTTATCGTCGCACCACTTGTAATATTGCACAGGTTGGTGACTTGCATTGGTTCCTGTGATATAACAATTGACCGCAGGCGTTAGCGTTTCTTTTGGTCTAACCATTCGATTCTGAATCAACTCTAAATCGTTGTCTATATAACAGTGGTACAAATTTTTCCCTATCGTTGCATAACTTAAAATCAGTGCACCTGGCTCAATTGAATAATTATTAAACTCCAAGAAGTCAGATTCTGACAATCCCTCACAGTCAAACACATTGAAGTTTACTACCAAATTGCCAAACTTTTGTTTCCAATACATATTCGACATACACGCCTCTGCATTGTGAACAATGTAGTTTAATTGGTCGACATCTTTATCGCTTGGCATATCTTCGGCCATTGAATGAAACTTCAGATGTAGCTGATTCAACGACTCTCGTGTCAAGTTTTCAAACCAGCTATTTGGAATATCAAATCCCTTTGTTAGATTCAGCTTATTACAAATAGCCGACATGTTGCTTACAATTTTATCAAGATGCTCTTGTGTGTAGCCAACTGTGTACCAATCAAACGCAGAATGATAGTTTTCATTTTGTCTTGGAGTAGTTTTTAACATGTTGGCCCAGCGTGTTGCCATTGTTGAATCTTTAATATCCCATCGCAACGTTTTGTCTTGGCATTGCAAGTTGGTTAAAGTAATCGTTAGTTTCATGCAAATACTTATCTGGGAATGTTACCAAGATTGTGTCAGCTATATAACAGTATGAATTCATCGAATATTCCAAAAAGTTTTTGCATCCTTCCTTGGATCCATACAGCCATTGATCCTGATGGTACCATCCGCCCTTGTTGTATGGCTGACTTTGGATATCGCATGGGCGACCTTAATAAGACCCCGTTGCTCAAAGACATTTTTAACAACGACAAATACAAAGCGTTTCGTTTAGAAATGATCAATGGCCCCGAACTGCCTGCACCGTGTAGAAGTTGTAAAATCCAAGAAGAAGTGGGAACCGAATCATACCGTACTCGAAAAAATCAAATCTACGCTGACGTAATCGACAACCTCGATCCCAGCCCCGACGGCACTGCTGAATTTTTACAATTATACATTGACTATCGATTGTCTAACAAGTGTAACTTCAAATGTATCACATGCGGCCCACAATTGAGCTCTAGTCATGCACTTGAAGTCATCAAGATACACCAACACAATCCAGATTTTCCAAAAAATGCTTACATTGAAGTTAGCAACTTTACTGAACAATTTAAGACATTCAGCAAAGATATACGTGAAATTTACTTTGCAGGTGGCGAACCGATGATCATGGATCATCATTATGAAATTTTAAATTTGTTCATTGAGTCCCAGCAGCCAGTGATTGTCAGCTACAATACAAATCTCAGTGAGCTCAATTACAAGGGAATTGATGTAGTTAAATTGTGGAGCAAGATCAATGGACCAGTTAGGATAGGTGCCAGCATCGACGGATTTGATACAGCAGGTGAGACTATCAGATTTGGGTTAAGCTCGGAAACATTTAAACACAACATAGAAAAAATAGCCAATGGCCCCAGCAACTTGCATTTTGGATTTAACATTACTTTTGGTATTACCAACTACGAGTCTGTAGTAAGCACCACCCGAGAGTTACTACAATTGGTGCCCAAAGATAAAGAATTCTATATTACATATAACCCAATCTTTGGACCAGAAGAATTTGCAGTACACTTGTTAAGCACCTGGCAAGCCAATCGCGCAGTTGACCTAATTACTAGTCAAATTGACGAACTTGAACGTGAGTTGCAAACAACTTATCACCAAGGCGGCCCGTATAATGCATACAATGCAATAAAACATCTAAGAGAAGATTTTTTAAAAGTTATCAAAGAGTCACCAGCTAACCAGTTGCAAATCAACAGGAAAGATATTATACTAAATGCAATAAGCAGATTAGATAGTCAAGAGTCAATTAGAAAAACTGATTGGAGGCGAGACCTGCCTTCCATGTATCGAGACTGGCAAGAAATCCTACAAGAAGAAAGCACCAAAAATGAGCAATAAGCCATCACCGCAGATGAAACAAATGGATCAATTTACAAAAAACATCGTTGAAACAGAACAAAAGCTAAACGACATTAGCCCCTCCATGTGTATGGCCAAATGGTATCAAGTCACAATCCATTTACAAAACGGTCATACCCACAGTTGCCATCACCCAGGTACACATCAAGTTCCGTTAGAAGAACTAGAAGCCAATCCATCTGCTCTGCACAACACACTTCACAAGAAGAAACTACGTGAGGAAATGGTCACTGGCGTGCGTCCCAAAGAATGTGACTACTGCTGGCGCATTGAAGATGTAGGTGAACGCTCAGACCGTACATATAAAAGTGCTGATTCTTGGGCACGTTCTTATATTCCCATTGTAGAAGAAGCAAAGAAAACTGGTACGCTGTTGGACTTTGCCAATGCAGACGTGAACCCAACTTATGTTGAAGTGGTGTTCGATCATACTTGCAACTTCAAGTGCGCTTATTGTGCTCCTAACATTAGCTCAAGTTGGATGGAAGAAATTGAACAGCATGGCCCTTACTTGACTGCCCCTTACTTTAACGACCTGCGTTGGATTGAAAAGCAAGGGCAAATGCCAATTCCCAAGCGTGAAGAAAACCCTTATGTGGAAGCGTTTTGGAAGTGGTGGCCTACCCTGGTTCCGGGCCTGCATACATTCCGTATCACAGGCGGCGAACCTATTCTAAGCAAGAACACGTTTAGAGTAATGGATGACATTATTGAAAACAATCCTAACCCCAACCTGCATCTTGCCATCAACTCAAACCTGTGTGTGCCTGATAAGTTGTTCAATGACTTTGTTGTCAAATTGAACCGTGTGCGTAACAACGTGCAAAAGGTCACAATCTATACCTCCATTGACACGTTTATTCCTGCACACAATGAATACATTCGTACCGGCATGGAACACGACAAGTTCTGTGCGTCAGTGGAAAAGCTACTGGACACAGTTGAGCAAGAGATTACACTCAGCTTCATGATCACTATCAGTGCCTTAAGCGTATATGGCACTCGCGAGTTGGTAGAGTGGATCTACAAGTTAAAAGAAAAATACAAGGGCAAGCACCGTCTAATGCCCGACTTCCCTTACTTGCGTCACCCCGAATTCTTGTGCGTGGATATCAATCCTGAAGATGCAGTTGTTGAATTAGAACGTGCCCTGGAGTTTGTTAAAGCTAAGAGTGTAAGCGAAATGAGCAAGACTTGGGAACAAGAGGAAAAAGACAAGTATGCATTTAACTGGAAGAACTATGCGTTCTTTGATGACTTTGCAGTACAGCGTTTAGGCCGTGTAATTGAATTTGCTCGTGACAAGATTGCTAACCCAAATCCAAAGTTAAGCACACACATGGAAGACTTTGCATTATATGTTGATGAATACGATTTCCGTCGTGGTACTAACTTTGTAGAACTATTCCCGCAAATGGAGAAGTTTTACAATCGTGCCAAGACCATGCTGATTGCGTCAGGACGCCCACGCAACGCACGTGAAATTGCCAAGGACACAACAGTTGCAGTCATTCCTGTCAGCAGTATCAAACGTCTTAACAAAGCCAAATCTCTATTTGACCAATGACACAGTTTGTAGCGCATTTTGAAAACTCTGACGAAACACCGGCTCCAAGTCATGTGTTTCGTTTAGCAGAGTCTCCGTTAGCAGAAGATTGGTTTGAAACAGTCAAAGCAGGAGTAACTCACATTGCTTCTGCTGGCGCACCAACTGACACAAGAAAATTACGCCAGTGGCAAATTATCCGCTATCATATTAACCAAGCCAACGAAGATCATCTATTAGACGAATGGATTCATTTCCCCTTAGAAATAGTCAACGACTTTCAGCCACTATTAAATAGTATCCGACTTCGTGCTCACGCATTTGAATTGTATGCGTCTGCTAACAATCAGCAAAGCCAAACACGGTCGAGCCTATTGCGAGTAATACAAGCAATTGATGCATTTGAAGCAACAGTTGATCCTGCAGGTTATCAATCGTATTTGCGCTTTCAGCATAATCGCGTAGAATTTACACGAGCAGAAAAGACTAACACAGTAACACCAGGCACGATTGTGTTAGTTCAGCCTCCGCCAAAGCGCACAGCATATCAAATGTATCGTGCAAAGGATACTACCTTACTTGAGAAAAGACTGATGCGGCCTTGGATTAGCACTATGTCCGAATATTCAATGATTGTGTTAAATCAGCATAAAGAATTAATTGACCCCGATACAATGCCTTTATGCGCTGATAACTATGTTATGAATAACACGGTTCCAGTTGCAACATTAGTTGATACTAGCAATATGGAATCTATTTCAACAACAAGAATAGTGAGAATAGAAGCAATATGAGCACATTGTACATCGCAACAACTAACCATTTGTTGCACCAAAAAACTTATCCCCGAGAGTATGTAGATACGCTATTGCGAACCTTAAAGTTTAAGTTAGCAGGCGACGAAGTAATTGAACTGGTTGAATTTAATTACCTTGGGGGACTATTAAAGAAATTAGTAGCAGAATCCGATTACGATAACATTGTAATGTTTCCAGCAGATTTGGTCAATTATGAAGTACTAGACGAACTAAAGGAACGTGCTGGCAGTGCCGCAATGGCTGCAAGCATTAATCTGCCCAATACTGAATTTGATTATCATAGTGTTGGTCTTGATTTGTTGTACATTGACTTTCAAAAACTAAAAGCACTATCTTTTGTTGATTTTGGCGGCCAAATGACATTTAAAGATGAGTTGTATTTGCACTATCCCCAACTTGAAGGCACTACATATTCATACCGTTCAACCGAAAACGTTAGCAATGTACGTTTTGGCAGCGGTTGGATCTTAATAAGCCAGATACTTAACAATCGTTATACTATCGAAAACGTGTCAGAACTGCAATGCAGGAAACTCAAGCACCATGATTATTTGCTAACAGCGTTGGCATCAAATAAAACACCCGACGGAATTGAGTTTGGCCAAGATCAAATCAATTGGTTAGAACTTGCCAGACAAGCAGTTGTAGCACAATGGCAAGCCGACTTGGCTAACAATTTAATCTTTTCTGCCCAACTTACTTCTCAATTTATTACTAATGATACTCGAGTAGAAAACTACTACACTGTAGTTGACTTTGAATCGTTGAAATACTTTCAGACTTTAAGTCGCGACGATAGAACTCGTATTGTATTCTTGTCAACAAATAATGCAACATTAGAACAGTTGAAAGTTATTTTAGCTAACTGGAACGGTACAAATGCTGCCACCATTGTCAATGACGCAGAACTTGTTTCCAAGTTAGAAACTTTTTATAATAGCTTTACCCCAGAAGAATTTGAGGAATTTTGGACTTATCTGAACAGCATTTATCATGCTTTTTATCTAACAGATTCTATTGATTTTGTAAACGATATTGAATCACAGCGATATGTTAATAATGTAGTTTGGGCTGGTGCTAGCGGATTTGTTCCGGGACTTGTTGGACTAGCATCAAAGACTTTAGATGCAACAGAAGTAGTTTACAAACACGAAGGACGATATGCCGTTAGAAAAATTGGTACTCGTGTCTTTCAACGCGATCTTTATAAAGAACTTTATATTACATTCAGAGATACAGTTACCAATGAAGAACAGCGTGTACGATACACTATCGACGATCATTTGTTAGGACAAAAATGGGCACGATGCTGTCACTATGATTATTTGTTAGCTGAAAAGTCAATTGTTGAAAAGAACTATATGCTACAGCATTGGGAATACAAAGAGGGCAATCCAAATGCCCGCGACATTCCAGCATTGTGCAGTGAAATGAATAGATACGTTACAGTTATTAACGAGTACTTTGATGGCAGTGCTGAAGATCGTGTTCCTTACCATATTACACAATACTTTGATCCTGCTACATTAGATCAACAAATTCTCAATGAGATTCACCATCACTTTGAATTACTAATTGGTCAAGTATGGAGTGTAAGCGAATACTACAAAATGGCAAACTGGGCAGTTAAATTTGCCATCAGACAGTTGAATAATTTATGTCACGAAATGGAAAGTCTGCGCCGTCCAGGATTGCGTCAAACCAATGGTAAATGGAGTGCTGGTATCTATTTCCCTTGGATTCCAACTACACGCTATAAATTCGTAGAAAGCGATTATGATCACTTTACACAGGTACAGCGTTTTGGTGACTTATGCTTACACTATGCCCAACTTGGAAAGACCCCGCTTGAAGCGTATGCCGGGCGAGATGAGGAAGTGTTTGATGATAATATTACAGGACTTCGTTATCTAAGCGGTGAATTTGATATTATGTTTATGCCTGACAAAAGCCCCGAATCACAGTTGGCAAACTTGGCTCGTTTCAATGAACAAGCGTTTCAGTGGATTCGAGAACGCGGACAAGACCCCGAAAGCAAATTTACAGGAATTGGCTTTATACCTGTTGCACGATTTAATCGTGACGATTTCCCGGGCATGACTGCTGAACAAGTCATGCTTCGCTTATTTGAATTTGATGACATTTTTAAATTAGAGCTAGTGGATGGTGCAGGTAATGTCATTGTCGATCGAACATTTGATTACACTTGGCGCGATGTATTAGATAAAACAGACCCAACTCGCGAAGGCAAGTTTGGTTCAATGTTTGATTAATAACTACTAAGATAATAAATAAACTTATGAAAAAACTACTAATTTTAATCACAGCACTGACCGTGTCTGTAAGTGCCTTAGCACAAAAGAAGCAACCTGAAATGAAGGTATACGATTTTCCTGTAACTCGCGTAATTGACGGCGACACAGTTGAATTCGCGGCTCCCTTTCTACCAGCGCCGCTTAAACCAAAATTGGCTGTACGAGTATTTGGAGTTGATACCCCAGAAAAAGGATTTAGAGCTAAGTGCGAATCTGAAGCTAAACGTGGAGCAGATGCAACAGCCTTTACTAAGAAAGTTATCAGTGAAAGTAAAACAGCTAGAGTTGCGATCATTGACTGGGACAAATTTGGTGGCCGTGTCCTTGGAGATATTATTTTAGACAATAACGTAAGCCTACGTGGTTTATTGATCCAAAATGGCTTTGCCCGTGAATATTATGGAGAAGCAAAACAAAGCTGGTGTAACTAAAATACAACAGAAAATCACTAAAAAAGCCCGCAAAAAGCGGGCTTTTTGGTTGACAAGTGGTCCTGAATTTCGTATAATATACATATTGTTTAACAATTTGGGTAATTTATGAAACTTCGTAATACATTATCAGCAGTTCTTTTATTGAGCTTGCTAACAGCATGTGGTGGCGGTGGGGCAAGTACTGCTCCAGTTGAACCTCCCACCGTACCAGTTGCTCCTGCACCTGTTTCACAGTTCTCATACGAAAATCGTCACCAAGCGTATTCATATACTGAATCATTGCCAATGATTGGTAATGCGCGAGCAGTGTTCAAATATCCCGACGGCTCCCTGGGCTATGTTTTAGTCAAGCTGACAAACGGTCCGTGGAACACCACAATTGAAAATGCACTGCCATCAAGTGTGCATTTTTACAAGCAGGTAAATGGACAATGGCTTCCACATACACAAACCGTATTCGACGCCGCAGGCAGTGTTCCCAGCTGTTTGCATCCACGCAAGGCCATTGCGGCTGACTACAATCAAGACGGCATCATTGACTTTGCTATTGCATGTCATGGATGGGACGCCAGTCCCTATCCCGGAGAACGTAGCCGTGTGCTATTAAGCACACCCAATGGTCAATATCAAATGGATTATTTGTCTGACACAGTGGCATTTCAGCATGGTGGTACGTCAGCTGACATCAATGGTGATGGTTATCCCGATTTAATTATGACCAATAAAGATGGAGTTGACGTTTTTATCAATAATCGCTTAGGTCGTTTTACCCGATCAACAGATTTGACTATTCCGCAACAGCGCCGAGCATTTCACGTTGAATTGCTGGACCTAAATGGTGATGGCAAGGCGGATCTTGTGGCCGGCAGTCATGAATGGGATGATGCAACACGTATTATTATCAACCCCGGCAACAACAATTTTGGTGGCAGTTTGTTTAATCGTCCTGCAGAAATTACAATTCCCGGTGTGCCCGGCGCAGGTGTTATCACAGACTTTTTGTATGTCAAGTCCATCAATGCATTGTATATCACACGAACCGGTGATGGACAGTCAAACGGTACTGTATTTTATGAAGGCTTATGGGTGCAAAAGTTTGATCTTACAACACGCATCAGCACAGTGGTTTATGCCAATGCAGGCTGGGTAGACCCCGGTCGCCCAAATAACAAGTGGATTGACTGGGTAGTTGAACGAAATGGTAATGTTCAAAGCGACTACGGATCAGTTTTTCAGACGCCAATTCAATAAGGAATTACAATGAGTGATGGCTTTTTACTATTGCACGGAAAGGGGGCTGGGCCAGAATATCCAGCCTGTGCAATGCGACCACTGTACAATCAAATGGTAGGCGACGGAATAATTGTTGATTATGTTGCACACTCTTGGGCAATGGGAAAGCTATATCAGCAACCATTTGAATATTCCCTTCCTGATGTTCGTCAAGGTATTAACAGATTGGTCGAAAAAGGGGCTACACGAATACACATTGTAGGACATAGTTTAGGTGCTAATGTTGCTTTCTTTTATGCCACTCATTTTGATAACTTTAAAAGCATTGTAGCACTAGCGCCAGCACATAATACACACTTAGCAAAGTTTAATCAGTGGTCATTATGGAGTCGTAATAAAGCACGAGCATTAATTGATAGTGGTAATAATCAGCCTGCAGACTTTATTGACGTAGCAATGGCCGAAGTATATATTACACAAGGTATTCCTAGTGCATACTTTTCATATTTGAACCCAGAAGGGAACACAGTTATGACTCGTAATGTGCGAAAGTTTTTACAGCCAGTCAATTTGTTTATTGGCACAGGCACAGCAGACGTCACACAAGTAAATGTCAAGGCATTGTTATTTGATCCTGCACGTAAAACTCCAGCTAGCCAATTACTACAAACCGCTAACGACCATATTAACGTAGTCGTCAATTCTTACCCAAATTGGAGGCAATGGTGTGCTGATTTGGCAGGTTAAAACTGTAGTTAAAGCGTAAAAAAACTTTGGCGTTTGGGCAAATCGCCTCATACGGCATCACTAGACAGGGCACATTGGTTGCCCTATTTTCTTGACTTACCATAAGTATTTTGCTACAATAGCATGATGAAAGTTATCAATGTTATTGCCGGCCCCGGAACGGGCAAAAGCACACTAGCGTCAGGCCTGTATCATGAAGCCAAGCGCCGAGGGTGGAATGTAGAGTTGGTTACGGAAGTGGCCAAGGACCTAGTTTGGGAAGGCAGACATTGTGCGCTGAGTAATCAGGCCTATGTGTTTGGACGTCAAGTACAACGAATACACAGGTTAGAGGGACAAGTAGATTATGTCATAACTGACAGTCCCTTTTTATTGAGTGCTATCTATGCTCCTGAGGATTATCCCCCAGAGTGGGAGCAGGTGGTAGTAGAACTTTGGAAACGTTACAACAATGTTGTGGCATTTCTAGAGCGCGGCCCGTGGTTTGATGATCGCGGCCGTGTGCATAGTCTCCAACAGAGCGTGGAGATCGATCAGAAGATCGCGGTGCTACTGCAAAAGCACAATATAACCTACACCCAGGTTGATTGTGGATACAGTAACCCAGGTGAAGTATTAGACAACGTTTTGTCAAATGCGTAACTGGAGGCGGTCTCGATGAAAGGAGGTGTAGTATGCACATGACCTTGAATTATAACTTGGGCATGTCTGAGCGAATGGGCGACCGTTTGCTTGTAAGGGTAATTGCATTACTCTTAATTTTTACAATATTGTTTTCTTCTGTTACAGAAGCCAGACGAGTTGTTGTAGAAGAAATAACTCACGGATTAGAAACAGTTGATGACTGGGCGTTTGCTAAAGTTACCAATTATAGAAAAGAAACGTGGGATCAGCGTATCAATCGCTTGATTAATACAAATATTCAAAATGCCGGTGGCGTATCAGCCGCAGTGGCCGATCGTGAAACACGTTGTTTAGCAGAAAACGTTTACTATGAAAGTCGCGGGGAGCCATTAAAAGGTCAATTAGCAGTTGCCAAGGTAACACTTAATAGACTAGAAGAAGGCTATGCTAAAACAGTTTGCGGCGTAGTAAAGCAAGGATGTCAATTCTCCTGGGTATGTAACGGCGCAGTCTCTCGCCCGTTTGGATACGCATGGACACAAGCAGTTGGTATCGCATTGGTTGCGCTAAATGAATCGGGTAAAGTTGAAGATCCGACTAACGGTGCAAGTCACTTTCATGCTACATATATAGAGTGGCAACCAGGATGGCGTAAAGTGCAAGATTCTGTACGTCAAATTGGTAACCATGTGTTTTATAGAATTAAACCAAAGAGAGATTAAATGAGAAGATTATATCCAGCCAGGCTTCTAGAAGTGCGCGGTACCGATACCTTAGAAGTAGAACTAGACCTTGGCTTTAACGTGTACAGTCGCCAAAAGATTCGTCTATTTGGCGTAGCAAGCGCCAATAAAGATAATGAAGTAAAAATAGTTTTAACTGAACTATGCAAGGATGGATTCATCGTTGAACCAATCATTACAAAACGTGCAAAGCTAGGACGAGTACTTGGCTGGGCATATCTTGCAAATGATCTTGGTGATCCTACTCTTAATATCAACGAAGCGTTAGTTGATCAAGAACTAGCAACATCTTTCCAAGTTGACGACGAGGAAGAATAATGTATGAGGCGGAACTAACTGCTCGAAAGGTAGCGGTATTTGATACAGCTATCTTTGACCAGTATCGTGCGTGGGAAGCTAAATTTGATTGGGATACGCCTAATTGCTTCCTACGTCGAGTCCCGCCAGGCAAACGTCCCGATCATACCTACATAATTTACCTGCCAGTAACGCCCGGCCGTAGTGCAAGTTTCAGTAGAGAAATGTCAGCGTATCCTCCAGCGATTAACACGCTATGGGACAACATTTTAAAGCCATGTTGCGACCATTTAATGAGTCTAACCGGAATAGACGATCCTGTACTTGTTCAAGCAGACATTGCACGTATGAAGCCACGCGAAGGCGATACATTACTGCATACTGACACACGTTACAATCAACGCTATGCTCGTCGTTACAATATTGCCATCAGCACTAATACTGATTGCTGGCTTTACCACAACAGTTATGATTTAAATAATGGTGGTGTACGTGATCACATTGCCGAAGGCGAGCTATGGGAATTAAACAACAAGATTCCACATACCGCAGTAAATGGTGGTGATACATGGCGTACCCATTTAATCATTGACGTTATGCCGCAAAACTATTATAACCGTATGTGTGAACGATACAACCCATACGACAAAGTACCAAACCCACAATCATTAAATACTACCTACGATTATGATATTGCAGGTAATTTGATACATGAGCCTCTATTTGAGGATCTACCACACTGCTTTCCAGCAAGGACACACATATAATGAAATTTACATTCACAGATAAGCTAATAGCAGTATTGGCTTTACTAAGCGGACTAAGCATTAGTACCGTTGCCATTTACTATTCCGTAGCTGGCTTGGTTAGCATTTTCTCAGCAGCCGTTATTCCAATTGTAGTGATGGGCGTTACGTTAGAAATTAGCAAACTGATTGCCACAATGTGGTTAAAGATCAACTGGACCCGTGCGCCATTCTTTATTAAAGCGTACATGTCTGCCGCTATCGTAATCTTAATGATTATTACTAGCATGGGTATTTTTGGATTTTTATCTAAGGCACACTCTGACCAAAGTTTAGTATCCGGAGATGTACAAAGCAAGATTGCCGTGTACGATGAAAAAATTAAAGTAGCAAAGGATAATATTGATGCAAATCGCAAAGCACTCAAACAAATGGATGAGGCTGTGGACCAAGTTATGGGTCGAAGTACAACAGAAACGGGTGCGGACAAAGCAGTTGCGATCCGTAGAGGGCAGGCCAAAGAACGCACTCGATTACTTTCTGAAATTGCAGCCGAACAGAAAACTATTACCAAACTTAGTGAAGAACGGGCACCCATCGCCGCTGAAGTACGTAAGGTGGAAGCAGAAGTTGGTCCGATAAAATACATCGCGGCTTTTATCTATGGCGACAATCCAGATGCTAACGTGCTAGAAAAAGCAGTTACATGGGTAATCATTATTATTGTTGCAGTATTTGACCCGCTTGCAGTTATCTTGTTGCTAGCAAGCCAGTATAGCTTTCAATGGTTTAGAAAGCCAGAAGAAACTGTTGAGCAAGCGGTTGAAAAAGTTGAGGTAGCCGAAAAGCCTGAGTCATACGTTAAAGGCGATGACAGCTTTAAATTTCTAGCCGAGTACGAAGACTTGCACAAGTATCCTGCAAGTGACGCTGACATTGACGAACTTGCCACTGCTAAACAAGATGCACGTACATCAGTTGTTGGTGATGTTAATATCAAAGACGAACCTGTGTTTAAAGAAGCAGTCGATGCTGGCATTTACAATACAGATGGATCCTTTGCACCTCCAGGTACACCAGGTGAGCAATGGGCAGTACAATCTGAGCAACCCGCCGAAGATAATTTAGATAAAATATATAAAGCAAGTTCTGAAGAATTAGCTAAGAAGCATCGTAGCCGTGGATGGTTCCAGGCTGTGTTTCCAAAGAAAGATAACCAATAAGGCCTAATGTGAGTGATTCAAATGTTTATATCGTAAGCCCACCAACACTGTACCTTCCAGGGGGTGGACTTTCATTTTGCTTAATCAGCAACGATGAAAAATGGCAAACTAAGATTATTGATCTATTTGAAAAAGAAATGCAAAATCAACTAACGTTTTTTGCAACCGAAACGTCAATACGTGACCCCAAGGCCTGGGTATGGTATTGGCATGTAGCCGACAGTTGTTCAATGATTATTGTTGATACAGCGTCATGCTCTGAACATGAAATCCGTATGGCACTAGGTATGTGCAAGCACGAACTGCCAGTTATCTTTCATGTCAAGCCCGGCAATGATGACTTTGCCGCACTGCTACATTCTATTCAAATTCCCAGCTTTGAAGACATTTCACATTTAATGACGCTAATGGAGGCTGCTCTTGGAGGATAAGAAAATGAATCTAACTTGTAGCTTTTGCAACAAGCATCGCGACAGTGTCAAAGCACTTATAGCCGGCGACACTGCTTACATTTGTAACGAATGCATTCATTTGTGTTTAGAAGCATTAGACAAAGATGAACCAAAAGAGTCAGTGGCATTTGACTCTAGCGTTACACCTTTAGAAATCAAATCCTATCTTGATCGTTATGTAATTGGTCAAGACCATGCCAAGCGTAATCTAAGTGTGGCAGTTCGCAATCACTACAAACGATTAAGCCAAGGTAGTGATATTGATCTTATTAAGAAAAGCAACGTACTACTAATTGGCCCCACTGGCTCGGGTAAAACGCTGTTGGCTAAGAGACTAGCAGATCGCCTTAATGTACCTTTTGCAATGGCTGACGCTACTACGCTAACTGAATCCGGTTACGTTGGCGATGATGTTGAAAGTGTTATCCATCGACTATTACAAGCCGCAGACGGTGATATCAAACGTGCCGAAACAGGTATTATCTACATTGACGAAATTGACAAGAAAGGGCGCAAAAGCGAAAGCTCAAGCATTACCCGTGACGTGTCAGGCGAAGGTGTACAGCAAGCATTGCTTAAACTAATCGAAGGTACCGAATGCCGTGTTCCCCGTGACGGTGGCCGTAAACATCCAGGACACGATACTAATACAGTTAATACCAAGAACATACTATTCATCTTAGGTGGAGCATTTGTAGGCCTTGATGAACAAGTTAAAAAGCGCATGACCGGTGGGACTAAGATTGGCTTTGGTGCTGAAGTAGGTACTGCTGAAATTCGTGCTGACCATTGGATCGCAAACGTAGAGCCCGAAGACTTTGTTAAGTTTGGTATGATTCCCGAGTTCATGGGCCGTATTCCAGTTATTGCCGCATTAGATACATTGGGCGCAGAAGACTTGGTACGTATTATGCGTGACCCCGATGATAGCATTGAACGTGAATACCAAGCTATCTTTAAAATGGACGGAGTTGAACTAGAATTTACACCCGAAGCCCGTACTGCAATCGCCAACCTAAGCATTGCTAAGAAAACTGGAGCTCGTGGCTTAAGAAACATTATTGAGCAGATTTTATTAAATATACAGTTTAATCTACCGGAAATGTCACGTGAAGGATTAAGTAAAGTTATAATTACTGAACTGGCTGTGGAAGACCACAATCCGGTTAAGATGTATAAGAATAAAGAAGCATCAGTTTAAGGAACACAATGAGAGAATCTCAAAGAAAATCAAAAGGTACAACCGTTACGGTCAAAGATGGCAACGTAGAAAAAGCACTTCGTAAGTTTAAAAAGAAGATCCAAGAAAGCGGCAAGCTAGAAGAACTTCGCGAACGCGAGCAATATGAAAAGCCGACTACAACTCGTCGTTTAGCCAAAAACAAAGCAGTTCGTCGTTACCAAAAGCAAGTTGAATCGGACGAATTGGCAGGCAAACGTGCGCCACGCGAAGGCAAACTTCGCCGCATGTACTAAAATAACTCTTGACTTTTTGATAAGAAATAAATATAATTGTGTATGTTAGTGCCATGAGGGCTAACGCACAATGTGATGCCAATAGGATCACAACTTTAGACTCGCTATAAGGAGACTATATTATGTCTAATCATTCAAATCTACAGCCATACCAAAGATTCGGTATTGGGTTCGATCACTTGTTCAATGAACTGGAT